GTAATAATACGTTTACTGTTAACGATCCTGCTCCTCTACGTTTTCAATTGAAAACCAATGAGTAGATGCCCACTCGGTAGCTTCTGCTCTAGTTTCGAAAACTTGTTTGTCAAATTTAAGTGACTGTATAGAAGAGTTATCATCTATGTCCTTCCCCTCAAGGAAGGTAGCCACCTCCTCCTCGGACTCGAAAAATTCCTTTTCCATTAATAGGTTTTTTATCATGCTCATCGCAACATCTCCCCCAACCTTACTAAATCCGTAAGGTCATCTTTAAAAGTTATCGAATCTTTCTCTGCCTGAGATAAGGCAGGAAATTCATTTGTATCAGGCTCACTTTTACCCACGAGGTTAGCCTTTAAATAACTCTTACAATTATGATGGAGAGGCGGCGCATGACGTAGATACTCAGCATCGTTAACAGTAAACGTATTATTACCTGAGCTTGAAAGCCTTTTGCAAATAGCTGTTTTAGGATTGTCATTTTTAAATGTAAAACTATGAATACTGTCTACTACATCGTCGTCAAAAAAGAATGTATTGCGGGCATCGTTAACCATAGTAGCAGAAGCATTAGCTGCAGCTCTCGGGATATTTCCCCCATCTATAAATTGTTTAGAAGCGTTAGCTAGATCCTGCTCTATAACTCTAGGATCCTGCGTAGAAGATTCGGTAGATAAATACTGGGCTTGGATCCTGTCGATAGCATCGCTAGTAAATTTAGCTACTAAAAACTCGTTTTGTCTCGCAAGCAGTAGACGTACATGCTTAGGCAATTTAGAAAACTCTTGAAACTTATAGATCTTACTTTTTAATAGATCTTCTGGGATATCTACATCCTTATCTTTAAGCTTAGTATTTTTCTTAGCTGGGACTTCCGAGCGAGCCATATCTAGTGCATTTAGAGAAGCTCCGGTAAGTGCAAATTTTAATTCTTTACGGAATATAGACATGCCTCCTACTTTAACTTTATCGAAAGCCTTGAGCTTGTCTCCCTCAGATAACTTCTTATAAGCTTTAATCCCATCGGCTATATATTTTTCAGTAATTTTAGTAACATTTTCCCGCATAACCTCAGAGATTTTAATTGCTTCTTGATTGATGAGTGCTCGCGTAGTTTTAGCCTCTGCAAATTTAATATTGTCTGAAAGCTTTTTCTTCTTTTTCTTTTTTATATGGTCTGAAAGATCTACGGTATCCCCGGTTTCTCCTCCGTCCGGTTCTACATGAGTATGAGGTACTCCGGTTTCGGCAGGTAAAGTATCTTGGCCTATAGAATTACCGTCCTCATCTAAAAGAGCGTGTACATGATCTCCACCGTCTACTTCAATACCGATCCCGGTTTCATTCCCGTTAGAATCTATATGGATATGCTCTACCTCATCACCCACTGCGAGTTTTAGAATTTTCTTATCGCCGTCGTTTATTTCCTCAGTATCAAGATTGTTATCAGAGTTAGCATCTGCAGAGCCATCAGTATTTTTAGCATTACCACCGTTTCTATCATTATCCCCATTATCGCCTCCTGCGTTTTGGTTATCAGTCGATCCTTCGACTTTCTTAGGATATCCGTTAGCCTCCCGTACATGATCTTCTAACATTGGATCTTTAGTAACTACTCCGGCATTAGTGTACCCGGTAAGTACCTCCATAGTTTCCTTACCTGCTTTATCTGAAATTCCGGAGTACGTAAGCTCAGGCCATATAGCTACTTTATCTCCAAAATTCAATCTACCTAGATGCGGGATTAGCTCGCGATTGATTGTATCGATTAATTGGTTGGGGAATGATTCGATAACTTTTAAAAAGAAATCAGATATATCGTTTGAAAGTGCATAGGCTCCGCCGTTTCCGCCCATGCCTAGCTCGAGAAAGGTAGCGACTACTGCGCCTGCCATCTCCTCGTTTTCCATTTTAATCATGTCTTTGATTTTAGTGGGATCGAATACGTTATTATGCTCGAGAGTTACTTCCCATCCTTCGGGGAAAAATAAAGCTGCATCCTCTGCTGTGACGTAAGCTTCTATTTCTGCTTTAGCATCTTTGTATTCTTGAGAGCTTGTTTTAATTTTAGAAGGTACTTTAACTTTCGGAGTAGGAGTACCGAAACGCTCTAAACCTATGTACCCAATTTCAAGAGCCATAAGTTTTCTTTTCCAGGGTCCATAAAGAGCCCGAAGGATTGACATTCCATTATTATCTCCCTCCTGCTCGTTATAGAAAATTAAAAGGTTCTTTCTAGGAATAGTTACACTTTTCTGGATATCACTATTAGCTTCCTGCTTAACACTCTCAAGCTCCCCAGTATCTACATTATGGTGCCATTCAGTGATTGTAGTCTGAGATCTAAACGCTAATTGAGCTAGCGTTGTATAATCTCCAAATTCTTTAGATGTTTTATTTATGTGGACAGGCTCAAACATTGAATAGCCTTGCGGAACCATTGTTGACCATTCATGTAGAAACTTCTGCCATGGGATATCTTTAAAAATTATCTGACTCATAAGTGCTGCGACTTCTACATCCAGCTTTTCTTCACTCACCGGCGGGATACCCCAGACAGCTGCTTTAATAGGATTTAAAATAGCTGCTAAAATTTTTCGGATCTGAGAATCTCCCCGCCTCATCCGATTAAAAATCTGCGCGGCTTCAAAGCCTTGTAATTCTATTAAATACTCTTCGGTGTAAACTCCGGAATTTATCTCTGTACCGGAAACTCCGAGAGCTTTTTTGGAAACTACAAGCTCTACCGCCATACTGTACCCCTCCTAGTATCTAGATCTACCTAATCTTTTTCGAATCCGTTCGAAAGTATCACGTGGTTTTCTTCTCTTAGTCAATGGTTTTACATTTTGGGATTGCTGGAAAGTGCCTACCTTTAACCTAGCGTATCTCCCAAAATTGGCAAGTGCTAAACTGTCGGACTCATCTGGGGAGTCTCTACTAGTCCTTTTCTTATAATCCTCCTTACTTTCCATCTGAATTTTACCTTTTCCAGTAATTTTAAATACCAGACTAGTTAACTGCTCTAGGTAAATTGACTCATCTAGTAGATCGATATTATCCTGTAAATCATCGTCTAACTTATGGAATATGTAGGACTTTAAGTTTAGATAGTTTTCTTTCTCATCCTCTTCGGGTACCTCCTGGGCAAAATGTACCTCGATGATATGCCAAGTATCGGGTAAGAGTCCTAGACTTTGATTCTCTTCAAGAGTATCCACAACGCCGGATCCCACTCCCGTCCCATCGACGACGATATAAGTATCCTCGCCTTTATCCTCTTCTTTAATCCAGGAAATAACTTCTCCGGCTACTTCTGTATTTCGCTTTTTTGCCATACACTTAACGCGGGTTTCTTTAAATCCCATCAGCTCAGTAAAGACTGTTTTGTCAGGACCGAAACGGGCTACATCAACTCCGACATAACGGGTAGTGCCCCGTCTACAATCACGTTGTATTGCATTTTCTACTGACTGATAATCAATCATTACGTTATCAGCAGATTTTGGAAACTTAGCTAACGCTTTTGAGAGAAACAAAGCATGCTCCAAACCCCAGGTATAGGCTTTACCTAATACCCACTGAGCAGATAATAAATGAGGGACGGGTTTCTTGTACGACTCAATTCTAAGAAGCCGCTCTGCCTCTCCCATGCGTTTAAGTTTATTCACTTCTTTCTTTAACGTTGCAATATTTATAAAACCGTTAGCTATCATGTTGGGGGATTGAAAGCAGTCTATCTTTATCTTTTTCCACTCTGCCATACCGAAGAGTCTAAAGAATTCAGAGTTACGAGTAGTAGGATTTCCAATGCACACCCATTTAATTATTTTACCTGAAGTCTGCAAACCCTCTGCCATCTTAAAAATATCAGGGGGGATACCCGTAGCCTCATCGAAAACAACTAAGACATAGAGAGCATGGAAACCTTGAAAAGAAGATCCTTTCTGCTCATCTTCTGTACCGGCTTCTTTCTTGGGAGAAAACCCTAAGGCGTACCAGTCCTCTGATATTTTTAATTCATTAGTAACTAGGCGTCCGCCCAGAAAGTGCGGCGCATTTTTATACGCGGTAGCCAGCTCTCCCCATAAAAGTTTTATTACCTGCCTGTGAGTAGGAGCTGTAGTAATGACAATCGATCCACGATAACAAAAAAGAAACCATAAAACTACTCGAGCGAGCAGCCAAGTTTTACCCATTGAGTGACAAGCTCTAATAGCTACTCGGGAAAAATCAGAAATAGCCTGCAACACTTTAGCTTGGAAACCCTCGAGCGAAGTAATACCTAGAGGCTCTTTAAAAAATAGCTCTGGGTTATCCTGCATTTTAGTTAAAGCTTTATCGAAAGCTGCGTCGTCCATATGTTTTGCCTACAATATAAGCGCTTTATTAATCCTAGAAAAACAAATTTGTTTTGGAAGCACTCCGCTACAAATATAAACACTTGAGAACGGAGGATTTACACTGGGTTTTTGATCCCCGTAGTTTTTAAAATATGAAACTCTTCTATTCAAATAAAGAATTTCAAAGTTATTACTTTCAAACATTGTAAACCGTTTCTCACTCTCAAATAACCCCACAACACCTACAAGCATCGCAAAAGATACACCGCGACCAAACAGATTTTCAAGTATACACCCCTTTAAAGAATATGGAGGATTAGACACGATAGCATCACAATCTGGTGTTGTAGCCTTAAAAAAATCCTGTCCGTCTTCAATGTGATTATGGATAAAATTGCTGCGAGTAAAAATGATGAGTTTTATACCCCATACTACGCAGTTGAGCCTAGTCTTAAACCGCTTTAGAAGAGGGGATTTAGAAAAATATGGTGTCCTTTTGATAAAAAGGAAAGTTGGTTTGTGCAGGCATTGCGGAATGGGGGGTTTGACGTTATCCATAGTCACATTGAAGACGGACAGGATTTTTTTAAGGCTACAACACCAGATTGTG